GTTCTATCGGCACACAAACTGTTGCAGCAGCTGACGCTGATGATTATACAGCTTTTGAAGATCTTACACAAGAGGTTGTGGAGGCATGGCTAGAAGCAAGCGATTTAGACGTTGAGGCAATCAAAGAAAGTCTTGATTCTCAAATCGAAGAAAAAATTACACCTACAAGTGTAACCAGGCAGTTACCAACTGCATAATTATTATTAACAATTAAATTAAATTAAATTATGTCTAACGACGCAAAAATAACCGAAGAGCAATTACAAAAACTACAAGGGTTTGTATCAGCTTTAAACCAATCACAAATGCAATTAGGACAACTAGAAGTTGAAAAACACAGCCTATTGCACCAGACCGGAGAAATCCAAGGACAATTACAAGGTTTCCAAAAAGAACTTGAAGAAGAATACGGCAAAGTGTCCGTAAACATTCAAGATGGAACTTATGTAGCAATTCCGGAAGAAGATGAATCTGATAAGAAAGATTAGTATCGGGAGAGACTATAAAAATGAAGCTATGCATTACTCCGTAGGCCAAGAGGTTTACGGAGGGCATACTATTTGTGATATAGTTGAGGAAGAAAGCAAATTTAGTATTTATATTAAGAAAAACAACGAAGTATTGCCTTGGAAAGATTTTAATAAAAACATGGCAGTAGCAGTTGAATATAATTTAGAATATTAATGCGAAGCATTTTTAGTTTTATAGTTGAGCCAAAAGAAGAACGTTATAATAACAAAAAACAAATTGGCGATAACGAATTAATATTAAATACAGAAATATCTGATCACAGATACATTAGTAGAAATGCTATTGTACTTGAAACGCCATTAGCCGAAAAAACAGATATTAAAAAAGGTGACGAAGTAATTGTACATCATAATGTTTTTCGCAGGTGGTACGATGTTCACAGCAAAGAAAAAAATTCAAGAAGCTTTTTTGAAGATAATAAATATTTTATTGAGACAGATCAAATATTTTTATATAAACGTAAAGATAAATGGAAAAGCCCTAAAGGGTTTTGTTTTGTTAAACCATTAGCTTCTGATGATAATTTTAATACTGATAAAGAAAAACCTTGCATAGGCATTATAAAATATGCTGACCACTCACTCTTAAAAAACGGAATAAAGTCCGGTAGTTTAGTTGGCTTTAAACCTACTGCTAATTATGAATTTATTATAAATAATGAGCGTTTATATAGAGTGCGTACTGAATCTATTACAATTAAATATGAGTATCAAGGAAACGAAGAAGAATATAATCCAAGCTGGACGCAAAGCAGTTGATGAGCTTATAAAGGTTGCTGAAGAAAAAATCATTACTAATACAGAAGATGATGTATCAGCAGACAGGCTTAAAAATGCCGCAGCTACAAAAAAGCTGGCCATCTTTGATGCTTTTGAAATATTGAATAGAATTCAAGAAGAAGAAGCTATACTTGAAAACAAACCTCGCAAAGAAAAAAAAGAAGCGTTTAAAGGTTTTGCTGAAAGGAGGAGTAAATAATGTATCAGCAAACTTTATATAAGATTATAGAGCCTATTAAAATAAGCAAGCTAAAGCGTTTTAATAAGGCTAAACGCTGGAAATACGGTTATAACAAAGAAGAGGATATTATTGTTATAAGTAAAACCGGGCAAATAGGTGAAGTATATGAAATACAAAATCTAAAAATAGCGTTACCCCCTGCACCTACTAAATTAAGCAAAGGTGATGATAAATGGGTTAAAACAGAATACCCTAAAGAGTTAAGTAAAATAAAAACCATATTTGATTGGAAAAACTATCCCCCGGAGTTCCAAGAAAAATGGGAGCCATATATAGATGAAGAATTCAAAAGACGTGAAGAGGGCCATTGGTTCTATAATAAGGGCGTGGCTACTTACATTACTGGTACTAACTATATGTACTTGCAGTGGACCAAGATTGATGTTGGCGCACCTGAGTTTAGAGAAGCAAACAGACTTTTCTTTATTTTCTGGGAAGCTTGCAAAGCAGACACCAGATGTTATGGAATGTGCTATCTCAAAAACAGACGTTCAGGATTTTCGTTTATGGCATCAGCTGAAACCGTTAATTGGGCTACAATATCAAGCGACGCACGATTCGGAATATTGTCCAAATCTGGTTCCGATGCTAAAAAAATGTTCACAGATAAGGTTGTACCAATATCAATAAACTATCCGTTCTTTTTTAAACCAATACAAGACGGTATGGACCGTCCTAAAACAGAACTAGCGTACAGAGTACCAGCATCAAAATTAACAAGGAAATCAATAGCATCAGGGCAACAACGCGAAGAGCTTGAAGGATTAGATACAACTATTGACTGGAAAAATACAGGCGACAACAGCTATGATGGTGAAAAACTAAAACTACTTGTGCACGATGAAAGTGGTAAATGGGAAAAGCCAGATAATATTTTAAATAACTGGCGCGTAACAAAAACTACACTTAGATTGGGTAGTAGAGTTATTGGAAAATGTATGATGGGGTCAACATCAAACGCGCTAGACAAAGGTGGTGAAAACTTTAAAAAATTATATAATGATTCCAACGTTAGAAAAAGAAACCGCAATGGACAGACTCGCAGCGGATTATATAGCTTGTTCATACCTATGGAGTGGAATTACGAAGGATTCATTGATACTTATGGACACCCTGTATTCGATACGCCAAAAGAACCAGCTGAAGGCCCATACGGCGACCTTATTGACCAGGGAGTTGTAGAACATTGGGATAATGAAGTTGAAGGCTTAAAAGGCGACCAGGACGGCTTAAACGAGTATTACAGACAGTTTCCGCGTACTGAAGAACACGCATTCCGTGATGAAACAAAAAATAGTATATTTAATCTAGCTAAAATATATGAGCAAATAGATTATAATGACGATATTGAATCTTTAGCCGGTGTTACTGTTGGGAGTTTTCAATGGGAAAACGGAATAAAAGATAGTAAAGTAGAATTTGTACCAAACCCAAGCGGCAGATTTAAAGTAAGCTGGGTGCCACCTACAAATTTACAAAATCGTGTAATAGTAAAGAATGGAGTAAACTACCCAGGTAACGAACATATTGGCGCATTTGGCTGTGATAGTTACGATATATCTGGTACTACAGATGGGCAAGGGTCTAAAGGCGCTTTGCATGGGCTAACCAAGTTTAGTATGGAAGATGCTCCTGCTAATATGTTTTTTTTAGAATATGTAGCCCGCCCTCAAACAGCAGAAATGTTTTTTGAAGATGTATTAATGGCACTAGTGTTTTATGGCATGCCGTTACTTGCAGAAAATAACAAGCCTAGGTTATTATATTATTTAAAAAGAAGAGGCTATCGTAGGTTTTCTATGAACCGCCCCGATAGAGCTCGAAATAAATTATCTGTTACAGAAAAAGAAATAGGGGGTATACCTAACTCCTCTGAAGATATAAAGCAAGCGCATGCCGCTGCCATAGAATCGTATATAGAAAAATATGTAGGCATATTAGATAACCAAGAATATGGAAATATGTATTTTAATAATACCCTAAATGACTGGGCTAAATTTAACATTAATAACCGTACAAAATTTGATGCTGCTATTAGCTCGGGATTAGCGGTTATGGCATGCAATAAAAATTTGTATGCGCCAAATCAGGATAAAACAAAATTAAAAGTTAATTTTAATATCGCAAGATATTCAAACGATGGTAGTACCTCGAAACTAATAAAAAACAATGTCTGAAGCAATTAGTAAAAGTTATTTTCCTAGCCAAGTTGCTAGCGATGAAGAAAAAATGAGTTTCGCATATGGCGAAAAAATTGCTCGTGCGATAGAAAATGAATGGTTTAAAAGAGACTCTGGAACAAATAGGTATCATTTAAATCAACAAAATTTTCATAAGTTAAGATTATATGCTCGCGGCGAACAATCAGTTCAAAAATATAAAGATGAGCTATCTATTAATGGAGATATGTCTTATCTTAATCTTGATTGGAAACCAGTTCCAATTATTCCAAAATTTGTAGATATTGTTGTAAATGGTATTGCAGAAAGGGGTTATGATATAAAAGCATATTCGCAAGATCCTTACGGAATATCAAAACGTACGGAATATATGGAAAGTTTGCTTATTGATATGAAAACTAAAGATCTTGCTGATTTTTCAATGCAAAACTTTGGAATTCAAATTGCACAAACTGAACCTGATAAATTACCAGAAAACGAGGAAGAACTGCAATTACATATGCAGCTGAGTTACAAACAATCTATAGAAATTGCTGAAGAGCAAGCTTTAAAAGTTGTATTTGAACAAAATAAATACGAATTAACTAAAAAACGTTTTTATTATGATTTAGCTGTATTAGGTATAGGATCTACCAAAACTACTTTTTCAACTGCAGAAGGAATTAAAATAGAATATGTAGACCCAGCAAATTTAGTATATTCATACACAGATTCACCTTATTTTGATGATATATATTATGTAGGGGAGCTTAAAACTGTTTCTATTAATGAACTTAAAAAGGAATTTCCTAATCTTACTCAAGAAGACTTAGAAAATATTACCGAAAAAGGCAATACCCAGTATAAAACATATAATAAACAAAATACTGATAATAACAAATATGATGCTAACACAGTGGATGTATTATATTTTAATTATAAAACTTACGTAAACGAAGTCTATAAAATAAAACAAACAACAACAGGGGCAGAAAAAGTAATACCTAAAAATGATTTATTTAATCCGCCCAATGATCCTAGAGCTAAATTTTCAAAAATATCTAGAGCTGTTGAAGTTGTGTTTGAAGGGGCTTATATATTAGGGTCTAGGAAATTAGTAAAATGGAATATAGCAGCCAATATGCTTCGTATGAAAAGTGATATGAATAAAGTTCGCATGAACTATTCTATTGTTGCTCCTAGAATGTATAACGGCAGAGTTGAATCTTTAGTTAGTCGTATTACAGGATTTGCAGATATGATTCAGCTAACACATTTGAAAATACAACAAGTTATGTCAAGAATGGTGCCGGATGGTGTATATCTTGATGCTGACGGATTAGCTGAAATTGATTTAGGTAACGGTACAAATTATAATCCGCAGGAAGCTTTAAACATGTTCTTCCAAACAGGTTCTGTAATTGGTAGATCATTTACTTCTGATGGCGATATGAATCCTGGTAAAATACCAATTCAACAAATATCATCTAACCCGGGCAGTAATAAAATAGCATCGCTAATTAGTACATATAACTATTATTTGCAAATGATGCGCGATACCACAGGGCTCAATGAAGCAAGAGATGGTAGTTCTCCTGATAAAAATGCTTTAGTAGGTGTTCAAAAATTAGCTGCTATGAATTCAAACACAGCTACTAGGCATATATTACAGAGCGGTTTATTTTTAACGGCTGATGCTGCTGAAAAAATATCTTTAAGAATTTCTGATATTATTGAATATTCGCCAACTAAAGATGCGTTTATACAACAAATTGGTGTGCATAATGTAGCTACACTAGCGGAGCTCGATGAGTTACATTTATATGATTTTGGTATATTTATTGATTTGATGCCAGATGAAGAAGAAAAACAATTGCTTGAAAATAATATTCAAGTAGCTTTATCTGCAGGTTTAATAGACCTGGATGATGCTATAGATATTAGAGAAATTAAAAACCTTAAGTTAGCAAATCAATTACTTAAAATACGTAAAAATAAAAAGCAACTTAAAGATCAGCAAATTCAACAGCAGAATATTCAAGCTCAAGCGCAGGCAAATGCGCAAGCACAGCAGGTTGCCGCACAAGCTGAAATACAAAAACAACAAGCTTTAATATCAAGTAAAATACAACTTGAACAAGCTAAAGCAAATTTAGACAGTAATAAATTAATTCAAGAAGCTCAATTGAAAAAAGAATTAATGAATTTAGAATTTCAAATAAATATGAAATTACAAGAAAATACATTGGGCGTTAAAAAACAAGAAGTAAAAGAAAAAGAAGATCGTAAAGACAATAGAACAAAACTAGTTGCATCGCAACAATCTGAGTTAATCGATCAAAGAAAAAACAATTTACCACCTAAAAACTTCGAATCTGCTGGAAACGATATAATTAGTGGTAATTTTAGTTTAGGTTCTTTTGAACCTAAGTAATCTATAGTGTATAATTATATAATATCTTATCATGTCAGACACAATAAAAGTTAATTTGGTAGACAGCGAAGAGCCGTCTATCCAAGAAAAAGAACAGGCTGTATTAGAAAGCGCTGGGGTAGAAGTTGAGTCATCAGCTGATACTTATAAAGTTGATTTATCTAAACCTCCTGTTGAAAACGAAATAAAACAAGAAGAGGATGCCGTTCAAGAGCAAAGCGCAGATGAGGTTCCTGTTCGCAACGAATCCGAAACTAGCCAAGAAGTGGCAGAAGAAGTACGGAATACCGAAGAACCTACCGAAGAACCTACCGAAGAAAAAGAAGAAGTAGTTTTACAAGAAATTACTGAAGAAGAATCTTCGGAAGAAACAGCGCAAGAAGAAGCACAAGAATTAGCAGATGAAGTCGAAGAAGCTATTCAGGAGCAACAAGATTCTGGCATTGAACTTCCGGAAAATATTCAAAAAGTCGTAGACTTTATTAATGAAACAGGCGGAACGCTTGAAGATTATGTAAGTTTAAATAAGGATTATTCAAATGTTGGTGACCAAAACTTACTTAGAGAATACTATAAAAAAACTAAACCTCATCTATCTTCAGATGAAATTGATTTTTTAATTGAAGATAAATTTTCATTTGACGAAGAAATAGACGAGGAAAGAGACATAAAACGCAAAAAGTTAGCGTTTAAAGAAGAGCTAGCTGGCGCAAAAAGTCATTTAGACAGTCTCAAAAACAAATACTACGAAGAAATTAAAGCTGGGTCTAGGCTAACACCTGACCAACAAAAAGCTGTTGATTTTTTCAATAGGTATAATAACGAAACCGAAGAGGTAACAAAAGTAGCTGAAAAACAAAAATCTATATTTTCACAAAAAACTAGTAATGTTTTTAACGATCAATTCAAAGGTTTTGAATATAGTGTCGGAGATAAAAAATATAGGTTTAATGTTAAAAATGCAAATGAAGTAAAAGAAACCCAAAGTGACATTAATAATTTTGTCAAGAAGTTCTTGAATGAAAATAATGAAATGTCGGATGCTAAAGGTTATCATAAATCTTTGTTTACAGCTATGAATGCGGATTCGATTGCAAATCATTTCTATCAACAAGGCAAAGCCGACGCGTTGAAAGAAAGCATGAGTAAAGCCAAAAACATCAAAATGGATCCGAGAGGGATACATAATCAACCTGGTGCTAAAGGCGGAGTTCAAGCAAGAGTTGTAGGAGATTCAACTTCTTCATTAAAACTAAAACTTAAAAACTACTAAAACTTAAAAAATGGGAATTAATAAAGGAACAGGTAATGTTGATGTTTTTCCAGTAAAAAAGGCATTATCATCAAATTACCTTGACATTCAAAACAACGGGTGGGCACAACAATATCTACCTGAATTATATGAACAAGAAGTAGAGCGTTACGGAAACCGTTCAGTATCTTCTTTCTTGCGCATGGTAGGAGCAGAAATGCCCATGGCTTCTGATCAAGTTATTTGGTCTGAGCAAGGTCGTCTGCACCTTTCTTACGGAACTGCAGCAGCGGGAAGTGGTGCTGTACTAACTGATGCATCAGCTGGATTGGTTACAATTGCGGCTGGGCACGCTATCCGCAAGGGACAACTAGTTGTTATTTCTGACGGAGCTACAACTACTAAAGGATATGTTTCTGCTGTGCCTTCAAGCACAACTTTAAATGTTCTTCCTTATACCGGCGCTAGCCTAGAAGCTGCACCAGCAAGTTATTCCGACGCTGATCCAATAAAACTTTTTGTATTCGGTTCTGAATTCAAAAAAGGAGATTCTGGAATGCAAGGAGATACCTTAAATCCACAATTTACTACTTTCACTAACAAACCTGTTATCATTAAAGATAAATTTGAAGTATCAGGATCTGATGCTGCTCAAATTGGATGGGTTGAAGTTTCTGGTGAATCTGGTGAGGCTGGATACTTATGGTATATCAAAGCTGAAGGTGAAACT